CCTTTGGTATCGGCGCTCGACATCTCGTATAAACTCATCGAATAGCTGGGGGTCTTGATAAACCTCAGTGCGCGTTTGATCGTTGCCCTTGAGAACTTCGTTGATCAGCTTGCGAGGCAGCCCACCAGTCTTCTTTACCAGATTCTTTAGTTCATTTCGCCGCTCTACCCTTGCCTCATCGCCCAAGCCATCTGTGAACGGCCTACCGATGGCTCTGTTCCACATACGCATCCACCAGATATCCATAGTCAACGGATCGTAGTTGCCTCGGATGTTCTGATAAAAGCCTTGGCCTATCTTTGGCCCAAGGATGTAGCTGCCTTTAACAACTACATCAGCACCTTCTGCGCTGGGCACCTTGATAGCATCAAATCCAACTTCAGCATTGAAGTCATCAGCGAAAGCAGAAAGCTCCCTGACCGTGAAGTCCTCATCTAGGAAGTCCCTGATGGCTTGGTTCTGACCGCTCTTGCTGAACTCATTGTGGAACTTAAACGCTTCCAACATGGCGGCATTGCGCTCACCACCTTTGTTGAATTCTTTCGTAGTTTCTGGAAAGCGACCGTTCTTCATGTGATATCTAAAGATATCTGTCGCCATCTCGAAGTTATCCACAACTGCCTGCCCGTTTGACGTAACGGCAAGACCAAAATCAAACACCGCCTCTGTATCAGGCGACTGCATAATCTGCGGTTCGACAAGTTGCATGACAGCCTTTGCTGCTTTTATCTTGCTGTCATACCAGCCAATCGCATTCGCATCGTTCTCTAGCGCCACCAGAGCCTCTGTGGCGAGCATGTCTGACAATATGTCGATGTTCTCTGGAATGTATTCAAACGGCTCTGTGCGGCCTGTAGCGTTCTGCCAGCGGTCTTGTAAGAACTGTGCAGCCTCAACAAGCGTTCTCTTCTGCTGCGGTTTGTAGGTGTTATCTTTCATCTGCTTCAACTCTTCCTGAGTCGGTAACAGATTCGTGTTAGTCATCCCGATAGAGGCAGCTTGACCTAAAGGACTGAGTGGGGCCGTTCTTGCAAAAGGCGTTTCTGGGACTTGTTCGATAACCCTTGAGACTTCTTCTTGATTAATTTGGGAGATGTTTCTAGCAACAATGCCTTTCGTACTAGATACATCAACTGGTTCTGCTAACTTTTCAGGGCCAATCATTTCGTAAAGAAACTTTGACTGCCCTGGCTTTATGTCAAACTTGCTTCCTTCTGGCACAAGATGTTGGTCTCTTGAGTCATCAAACTCCGCTTCGCCAACCTCAATAGGTTCCCCTACAGTGGCGTAGCCAACAAGCTTTGCAGGCCCAGAACCTGTTTCCACTATGCCAACACGCTTGCCAACATAAGGTCGAAGCGAGTCTTTATCGCGGCTCTCGTATTTCTTCTGACCGCTAACGATTAAATCAGCATAATTTGTATCGCCATCAGTTCTAACATTGACACCCATCTCAACAGGCTCTGGCGCAACCACAGCCCTCCTGCTGAAGTCTGCCATGCGAGGCTGACCCAAACGTCCCTCTTCCTCTGCTCCTGTCGTTGTTGAGGTGGGTGTTCTAACGGTGCCTGTAGGAGCATAAGAAGCCAGACCGGCCCGACGCTCCGTTAGTTGTATTGTCCTGACATCGCGTGATCTGGCACCTATTCTGCCGGTGCTGATGTCCTGAATAATAGAATCGAATGATGTAAAGCCAGAGCCGTCCAAGGCGTTCTTTAGCTTCACCATGAACTGTCTGATTCTGTTTAGTAGTGCTCTTGGTTTTCCGGCAACAATCTTTGGATTAGCTCTTTGATCTCTTACTAACTCAGCAACAGCCTCTTCATTCTGCTGAACAGGGTTTAGTTCCTTGTAGTTTTCTCTGGCCCAATTGAGGTAGGTTTGATTGCCAGACTTCTTGAGTTCCTTCGCTTTCTTGCTAAGTAGATTCCATTCTTTCACCTTGAAGAGATCCATCATCCTCATGGCGTGAACGCTTTCATGGTTCAGCGTACTGATGAGAGCGGCCTCGACTTGCTCTTCAGTCATTGACGGATCTGTTTTCACCGCGTCAACAGACAAGAAGATCCTGTTGAGATCTGGCGAAAAGTATCCTTGACTTACTAGGCCAGCGGCTTTGCCCTCTGGATCAGCCTCCTCTTGGCGAACAAACGTGCGAGACCCTAGATCACCACCGACAACATCTTCTCGCGCAACCTCTTCGCCTGGTTGTCGCGGCCTGATGCCATAAACAACATTACCATCAGCGTCTCTTGATGATGATCGGAGAGCGTAGTCCACATTTACAGGGACATCTGAAAGGCCCAAGCCCTTCATCTCGCGCTCCATAGCTGCTCGAAAGCGATCTAGTGCAGCTTCATCTATGGGGGCAGGCGAAGGCAGTAGTGCGACTGGTGCCGTCTGCTCAGTAACACCTTGGGCTTGAACGTCTGAGATAACCTGATTGGCTGAGTCAAGATCAGTGATACCCGACTCTTCAGCCACTGTAACTGCGCTTGCATTAGGGTCTCTTTGAAGGGTTTCGACGGCTTTCTTGAACTGATAGCCAGTGTATGGCTTGAGCTTGAATACAGGCAGCTTGGTTGGAGAATCGAATCTTGGCAGAGAGCGAAGCTTTTGCGCGAATAGCTTGAACTCACCCTCCGTCATCTGACTGAGGTTTGTATCTGGAGCAACCCCAGCAAAACGCTCAGCGAGATACTTCAACTCTGGGGAGTCTATTGGCGATGTAATGTTTTTTGCGTCTAGTACGTTTTGCAGAAACTGCCTAGAGACAAACTTATCTCTGTAGACGGATTCATCTACACGACCAATGCCTGTGTTCGCGTTAGCCTTGTCGGCAAATGCTTGAGCTTCGCCTGCATTCCTGCCAAATGGCACGATGCGAGGCATGTTTTTCTTTGGTCTGCCGGTTTCTAGATAGGCTTGTTTTTCTTGAGGATTTAGTTTTCTGCCTCGAACAACTTCGCCTGCGCTGCTGACCACAACATAGTTGGGCACTGTAGCATTGCGCTTGCGCCTGTCTTCCACACGATAGCTTTCTGTCTCTGGCAGACCATTGACGCGAGTGTCTGTCAGATTAACTAGCTTGTCGCCTAGAACATCTTTGGCTTCTTGTAACGTGAAATTGTTTGAGGCGGCTTTTCCGTCTAGAAGTCGTTGACGGTTGATCTTCTGTGATGCCGTCATTCTTGCTTCTTGACGCACCCCCGCACGAACATCTCGGATAACGTCTTCTAGCTTTTCGCCCTCGTAGAATCCTCTGTCAAATGTGGTTTCTGCGGCACTGTCTATCGCAGCGGATGTGAAGGTTTGTGCATCAGGGTCATTTGCCGCAAAGTTATAGCGTTGCAGGGTTTTCTTCTGGTCATCAGAATACATTTCTGGTGACGACTGAATGACTGCGTCACCACCGTTGTAGACGGCGTCAACCTCCACTTGCTTATTGAGAGCAGACGCTAACGCCGCTGCGCGACCTTGGGTTTCTGATGGCTCTGCGTATGTGTAACCCTCAGAATCGACTACTTGATAACGCTTGACTCCGTCTTGCCCGACAGGCTCGTCTCGAACACTGAAAGAAGAGTTAGCTGATGGGAAATAAATGCCCATTAACTGCTTGATTCCTGAAGCAGTTTCATCAACAGGCGCTTGTTCGCCTATAGGCAACTGGCCTATACGCTCTCTTACAACACGAAACCTTTCTTCTTCAGCGGTGGGCGCATTTTCGCGCTCTTGTCTTAACGTCTCTTGGAATGCTTGATCTAGCTCAAGGTCTGCTGACAGAGCCTCTGATCTTGCCTGTATGTTCTTTTCGTTTTGCTCTAGCTTGGCTTTTTCTTTCTCTAGCTGAGCATCGAAAGACGCTTTGTTTCTGCGTCCTGCTATAGCATTTACTACCAAGTCTGCGCCAGCACCAACTGCGCCACCGATAGTCAAATCGTCATACAAGTTGCCACCAAGCAACTCCAACTGCTCGTTGTAAACACCCTTTTCAATGGCATTCTGGGCGATAGTTGCGCTGACTTCTTGAATAGCCTCTAGCGATCCGCTTCTCAAGGCAGATTTGAGTAGTTCCGTGGCACCGACAGGTAGCTTTTCTAGCGCATCTGGGTTCAGACGCTTGAGCAGTGTTGCTGGCAGTGCCAACTCGGATAAACCGACGAAGCCACCACTAACAATCGAGAGATCTTCTTGGTTTTCACTGACATCTATACCGGCATCTCTTGCGGCCTGTATACGTTGAGCCTGATCACCAGCGCCAGCACCAGCGGCTAAGGTGCCACCAGCCACGGCTTCTGCTGCTCCCATACCACCTAGCGCGGCAACAGGTTTGCCAGCCAAACCAGCAAGCCTCAATGCTCCGGCAGGCGTAAAGAATGAAGCTAAAGAGCCTACACCTTCTCCGAACTTCGTTAGCCAGGTATCTTGATAGGCTTGATCAGCACCCAAGTACTCATCGATTGCCTTTCTACCCTCGCGTGAAGCAGCGACAAGGGCATTGTCATCACCACTATCAATGACATCTTCCAGACCAACAACGTTTGTAGCTGCGTCAGCAAGCTCTGCTAGACCCTCGCCAGCAGACAAGAAGGTGTTTGCAAACCCTCGAGGTATGGCCTTGAGTGTTTCTCCCGCTTGACCGAGTGCAGTACGCTCATCAGCGAACTGATCAACACCAAGAACCTCATTGACCGCTCTCTGGATTACGTCATCGTCAGTTCCATCAGGAAACTGTAATGTGCGCCCATCAGGGAGTTTCGCTCGAATCATTAGATTCGATTGCCTTCTCTATCGAAAGATATTACCTGATCATCAGATTCTTCTTCCTGATTTTCATCCTCTGTTAGATCCGCTACAGATATTTGTAAAGTCCTAGCTGCCTTTCTAAGCAATATGTCTTGTATGTTACTAATTGCCTCATCTGACTTGCCTGCAAGGCCCATGTCACGCATTGAGTCTGTTACAAAGTCAAGCGCGGCTCTTCTGTTCAACGCATCTTGAGACTTGAACTGCTGATCACGATATCTATCTGTCGAGGCCAGAGAGGCCAACTTAGATTCGAGAGCTAGATCGAAGTTTAATATTGTTTGCTCAGACTTATTGACCGCAACGCCAAGCTTGTTGAGCGTATCAATCTCAAATCTCATTGCGTCTATCTGGTCTTGCTCTTTCTTGACTTGATTAGCAAACGCAGCGTCTATTTGGGATTTTTCTAGTCCCATTTGTATGGCTTGCTGACGCGCCTGCAAAGCCCTCCTCTGTGCGTTGCTAGTGGCAACCGCTTTGCCTGCATCAGAAAGCCCTGCGCCGAGATCACCCCTAGCAATTCCTGCTCCCAACGCTATCAGTGCTTGAGCGCCTCGCTCACTCTTTATTTCATCTAGCTGAGACTCCATCTGCTCTTGATACTTAGAGGCGAGACCCTCATAGGAAAGTTCTGGCCTTTCCCTAGTTCTAAGCATTTCAGCAAAAGACAATCCTCTAGCCGCCTCTTGCCCTGCAAAACCCACGTCACCCGCTGCAATTTGGCGTTGTCTGCCTCTCAGAGCCTCGAACTCTGGATATGGAGACCCAGTGCCCTGAACGGATTTTCCAGCAGTACCTCCTCTGCTGGTGTCCTTTTCGTCTACCGTGGTAGATCTGTCTGAAAGGCTTGAGGATGTATCTCTAGTAAGGGCGGTTTCAACAACCTCTGGATCGGTCGCGGAGCCTGTTAACAACCCTCTTCCGCCATCAGTTTGCACTGCACTTGACTGATTGTTAGCTATATCAATCAGTTCTTCAAAATTACCAATAGCTGCACTAGGTTCTCTGTCTCGTCTTGCTTGAGATTCTTCCGCTAATCTGCGTCTAGCTATAATTTCCGACTTTGTGCCTTCAGGAATTAAGGGTAGTAACGGTGCGTTTTCTTGTGCTTCACGAATTCTTTCCATGGATGCAAGCATAGCTTGTCTTCTGGGGCTGTCGTTTGTTGACTGAATAAAATCTCCAACGGCAGAGCTGGGTTCTCTACCACGCCTAGCTTCAGATCCGGCGATCAATTGTTCTATCAACGCATTATCTTGTGGCACTGGCGCATCAAACGTGCCCACCGCTGCGCCCGGTTCAGTCCCACGTCGCGCTTGGGATTCTGCAATAAGTTGTGCTGCTAGATCAGGAGTATCAACCGCTGGTGGTGCGCTAACGGGAGCAGATCCATCCACGCTAGAAGGTGCTGGCATATCAGAACCAAAGAGATTGCCGACACTCCTACCACCTGTAGCTGGCGGTGGTGCGAGAGCTTGGTTAATCAAATCGGCAACATTGGTGCCGCCACCTGTTGGGGTTTGCGCCAATATCTCCTCTGCAACTCTCGGACTAGGAGCAGCGCCACTAACGTTTGATAACGCTGGCATGTCCGAGCCTAGCAAGTTACCCACACTACGACTTCCTGTTGCCGAAGGCGGTGCAAGAGCGGCGTTGATTGTTTGCCTGTATGACGCAAAGTCTGGCATTGTGAATTCTGGCAAATCAAAATCTGCTTGAGCAGCAGGAGTTGATGGGGTGCCTCTCAAAGCTTGTATCTGAGCTTGCAAGGCGTCTGCCGTACCCTCTGGGGCACTACCTATCCCTCTTTGTGAAGGTGCAGGTCTTTCGACAGGGACGTTTGGTAGCGTCTGAGATTGTGCCATTTCTCTTGTCGTTACGCCAACTCGTGGCGACAGCAGATCATCTGTGGTTCTTGGCGTAGCAAATTCCAATCCGTATGGAACTTTTCCTTCCTGCCTTGCGAAAATGTCAGCATATGCATCTTGACTGTAAGCATCAGGCTGCATCGTTGCTTCCATAGTGCCTATTGTCGGCAAACCAAGTTGGGCCATACGCTCCTCATTAAGCCCTAGCCTACGAATCTCTTGCGCGATCTGCTCATCAGTCAAGCCTTGCGCTCTTAATTCTGCAAGTCTTGGGTCATCAAGGAAGGGTGTCATACGGCCTTCCGCCATTTGAATTGGCGGTGGCATGGGCGACTGCTGCATTTCCATTTGAGAAGGCATGGGTTGCTGCATGCCCATCATCGCTGGTTGCATTTGTGGATCTTGCGGCACCATCGAAGCAATCCCTTGTTGCAATACTTGATCCTTCACAGTGCCTTGAGGTTGCTGCTGCTGTCTTTCAGCAAAACGTTGTCGCATGTCTGAACGTCTTTGAATCTCAGACACAACCAGAAACTGCGGCACTTGCCCAGTAGGCATCTCAGCCTCTTGTTGCAACCGATCATCGGGCAACCCTTTCACCATGTCTTCGACTTCAAGTATATTCATGTACCGCTACCGAGTTGCGTTATAAAGACCAACACCACCAATACCAGCGCCCAACAGTCTTTCTGTCTGACTTGGGCCACCGAATGTGGTGGTTTGTTGTCCCGGAGTGACAGGTAATCCTTGCAATAACTGACTGAAGAAAGCCAATTGCTCTCGTGGGAACGCCTGCTGACGCAAGAAATCTTGGTAACCGATATCAAGACCTCTTTGAGTGAGTTCCCTTTCGATTTGACCAGCCGCTTGCAAGTTCCGCAGACGCTCAATAGCCATCCTCTGTTCATCAGTTCCTAGTCTGCCTAATAGCCCAGCAGCTTCGAGACGCTGCGCCTGAGTTGCCCGATCTGCATCAAGACCCGCAAATCCAAGCCTAGCCCTAGTCTCTTCGAGCGCAGCATTTTCTTGTCTTGCCCTCATTCGTGCTTCGTTCTCGGCTTGTAATGCTCGCTCTTGGATCTCGGCGGCACTTAGTCCAAGCCTAGCCGCCTCTTGCTCTGCTCTTTGTCTAGCCTCAAATACAGCACGTTCTTCTTGTTGTTGAGCTAATCTGAGTTGTTCGTTCTGTGCAAACTGCTCCTGACTAAATCTCTCTTGAGCTTGTCTTGCGGCATCCTCTTGCTGCTGTGCATTGAGACCTAGCTCTGCCGCTCGTTGCCTCGCCTGTTCGCCAGCCTCGAATGCTGCTTGGTTGAGCTTTTGCTCTAACGCTCTACCTTGTTCTGTCTGCGCGAAAGCATCTTGCCTGAACTTCTCTTGTGCTTGTTGCCCAGCTTGCTCCTGCTGCTGAGCTGTCAAGCCGAGTTCTGCGGCTCTTTGCTTGGCCTGCTCACCAGCCTGAAACGCGCCCTGCTCGAATGTCTCTTGCTGTATACGGGCAGCGCGATCAGCCTCGAAAGCCTTTTGAGCTTGCTCGAATGCTGCTTGACCGCCTCTGGCCTGTATGTCTTGAAGCTGCTCTGCAAGGTTCTTTTCTCTTTCAGATTGCATGATGGCTTCTCGGTATCCGCCAAGGCCACCAGCTTGTGCTGCTTGCTGCTCAATCGCAGATCCCTGTATCTCAGATTGCTTTCTTGCCTCACGCTTTTCAATATCCGTCACCAGTTGCTGGTACGGATTCATATATTTTTCTAGTGTTTCTGCATCTGCAATGGTGCCTGGTCTAAAGCCAGATTGCCGCACAGAAGCTTCATATCCTGGATCAACCTCTGAGGCTTCAAATCGACTGCGTAAGGTTCTCGCTCGATAATCTTGATCTAGATCACCAGCTTCATACCCTGGATCAAAGCGACCTGCTTGGTAATCGACACCTCTCTGACCCGCTTGGAACCCTTGACCTAAATCACCAGCTCGGTAAGAGCTACCAATCCTGCTCGCTTCATACTCAGATCTTTGCATTTCGGGTGAGAAGGATCGGGCGATGTCCATACCGCTGCCGATGTCTTGATAGCCAACTTGAGTGGCAATATCTGTAGCAGTCCTCATCTGTTGTGGAGCGCCAGCGGCAGCCATCTCTTGGAAGCCCTGCATTCCTGCCCGTTCAGCACCTGTAAAATCAGCTAGTCGCTGACCAGGGAAAGCCTCATAGGGTCGAGTGCTTTCAAATACTGTTCTCTTGAGCATGTCCTCATAGTAGGGACGCGCATATTCTGGAAGATTTGTTTGGGTTACGACGCTTTCTTGTACGCCGCCACCACCACCACCTTTACTCATCTTCTAAACTCCTTTCATACACCACATATGAACGCTCGAACTGGTCTTGCTCTAACCATTTCCAAAAACCCATACGGGCCGTGGCCTCCAAACCAGAGCAACCTGTGTCCTTACCGAAAGATTTGAATTTATCTAGCATGTCCCAAACCCAGTCGTTGAATCTGTCACCACCTAGAAATTGTATTCCCAGCATCTTTTTTTCTGGGTACTGAAGGATCTCAGTGGTGCCCACGCCATCGATAACTTGGTCTTCGTCAAACGCCAACCAAAGCTGCTGATTGCCACTGAGTATCGCAGCGTATAGAAACTCTAAGTTCCATCTGCCATTAGATCGAGCAACCGCTCTCCCAAGTTGCTCCCTTACCTCACTCCACATCGTGCTTGCATAGTTGGGGGGCACCATCGTTATGGTGTGAGTAACTTCTCTTGGTTCATCCCTGCGCCGAACTTTAGGCTCACGGGATATATCTTTGATCTTTGACGCATCAAAATCTAAAAGGTTGTTCATGCTGGCAATATTCCTCCCCTCTTAGCCATCAACGGAGCAGGTTGTTGCGTTGTTCCTGTGCGCTCCATACGAACCCGATCCATCATTCCTTCAAGGTCTTTTGCGCCAGCGTTTGTGTCGCCGTCTCCTAGACCAGAAACCACATCTGCTGGGACGATAAACTCGCCCGGAGAAACAGCCACTGGCTGTTGGTCACCTATCATTCCCGGTACAAGATCATCCATGCCACTGCCGACACCTTCAATCAGTCCCTCTTTTTGTGAGTCCGGCACAACGTCTTCGAGGACTACCGATCTTAGTTGTTGAAAAGTTTCTAAACCAAACTCGTCAATAAACCGATTTATAATGATTTCTGATTCTTCCTCATCAAGTCTGCCCAGTAATGCCATTCTCGTTTGTTCTAGAAGCTTTTGGGCGTCTTCTAACGCTTTGTTCGTTTCACCACCCCCTTGCATACCTATTCCACGACCCATGCCGCCTCTGCCAAGCGCAGATTCCATAATCAACGCTCTTGTTTCTGGAGGTATGTTACCGCTTTCTAGGTTTGCTTGAAGGATAGACTCAATGCCCGAAGGCGTCGGTGATGTAGCTGCTGACGTAGAAACCGCTGGAGCAAAGGCTGTTGGAGTAGCGGCTTCAGAAGATGCTGGCGGTGGCGTGGCATCTCTGTAGTAAAACTCTTCTACAGATTCTTGTGCGCCTGGCACACCGAACTCTTTTTCAAATCTTTCGACCCTTGCCTTGGCAGCTTTTCTCTTCCTTACGGAACCACCTCCGCTTTCTACTGTCGATTTAGCCTTTTGATATAGGCTTTGTTCTTTGCTGAAGTCTCTATCGGGATCTGCTTTAGCAGACATGATTGCTGATCCAGGGCTTGTATCAGGAGTCGGTGTTGGGGTTGGAGTGCCTGCGGGTGGTTTTGCCGCATCAATCTCTTCTTGAGTTGGCTCTCTGAAGTATTTTATTTCGGGATCGAACCCTGGCCTATACCCCTCTAGCTCCTCCGGCTTTATAACCACAGAGCCTCTCAGTGCCGCTTGTGCGCGGGTTGATCCGCCTAGCCCGTAGCTTGGTGAAGGGTTGAAACTTGGGCCACCCTCTCTCATACGCTTCACAGGCGGCATCTCTCCAGCTAAGCCGTGCAACTCTGTTTGCCTTCGCATGAAATCTTCTGGATTAATCGACGTAATACCGCCTTGAGACAGACCAGTCGGGAAATAAGGATCATCTCCTAGATAGTCATATGCACCGTAGCCTTCGCCAGTCACGTTCAGATATCTTGCGGAGTCCAACGCTTCCTCTGCTCGACGCAACTCCTCCTCAGATCTTGCTCGGTCTGCGTCAAACATCCTGTCCATCTCTTCCCGACGCGCCATAGCGGCTCGCTCACCTTCACCAATCGCTATAGGGATGGCTGCTCCGGGAGTAAGAAGGTTCTTTCCAACATTGCCAAGACCACCTCTGCTAATAACTTCAGTCGGAGCCATTTCCTTAGCCGCCATCAAAGAATCCTTAAGAGCTTGATCAGCAACTCCAGCTTCAGCAACAGATGGCAACTTACTTAGCGCCTCGGTGGTTAATGTTGGATCTGCTGCCAATGCTGCCGCTTTTGCAGACTCTGCTGTTTTCGCAGCAGTGGCTGCTTCTTTAGCTAATTGTTCTGTTCCAGCAAGAGCTTTTGCTCCTGCCTCAAATGCTTTACCTATACCAAAGCCTGTAAGCCCAGAAACCAAACCTTCTTTTAGATCGCCCGTCACCGCTGTTGTAGCAAGCCCCGAACCAATTGCGCTAGCGACGGGTGCAGATGCTCCAGCAAGCGCACCAGCTAAACCAGTCCCTGCGGCAGTCGCTGTGCCTAAACTGCCCAAGCCCAACGCACTAGCGCCGGAAGCAAGTGCCCCTGTGATGGTGCTCCCAAACACGCTCCCCAGCAGTGGTGCTAGAAAGGGCAGGAATGCTTCAGGCTGTCCTGTCATGGGGTTGGTCGTAAGCCGCCCCGTGGGCGACAGAGAGGCGATACCAGCGACCTCTATCGGGTTCATGTGAACCAGCATGCTGTCGCCAAATCGGCCTTGTTGAGCCATCTGCTCAGCCATAGGCTGCATCGGGAAAGGGGGTTGTTGATTCATCATTAGCTGGTCTCCACTCCAAACATATTGAAGCTTACATTTGCTGCGCTTGCGTAAACTTTCACGACATCTGCCTGTCCTAGACAAATACCGATTACAACGGTGCGGCTAGTTGTTGCCGCAAGATCCTCATCGAAAAATATAAACTGCTTGTCATCTGCTGTTGCCCCAGCAACATGAATACTTACTCTGAAGGTTATTGCAGATCCGCCTCGGTTACAGATGACCAGAGAACTTACAGTTGTTTGCGTCAAATCTGGGACGGTGTAAAGCGTTGTCGTTGTAGTCGCACTTACATCGACTTGACCCAAAACCTTTATGACATCTGTCACGATGCACCCATCAGAAGAAACTGGAATCTTCGCATCGCCAACGATCCCGTTTTATCGTCCTGAGTCTTGGCAACAAGAACCTCGTTCTCAAGACGGTCTAGTGCAAACTCAATCGTTCTACGGTTGATCGACTCTTCACTTGGATTGTAGCTTGGTGCGGGAATAGGTAGTGGATTCTGTCTTGTCTTAGCCATCAGCGTCTTCCGTCTTGTCTCATGTCGAATCTCAAGCTACCTAAGCGCCAACCATACCCAACCCCAGAACTTTCAACCCTCAAGACGGTGTGTCTTGCTCTGGCTCTAATGTGATTCTGTTTTGTAGATGATGTGACGGTCGATGTCGCTAACGTGCTGGGATCTTCCAAAGGAAAATTGCTGCCCTTCACCGTGAGATCCACGCTCGCATCGCTGGTCGTGCCGCTGAATTTGAAGTCTGGCAGTATCCTGCTGATCATCATAAAACGCTCGCCGTCACCGATCTCTAGATCGCCGGACTCAACAAAAGCTGTCATCGCAGAGCCATCGTCATCGTGGCCCACCTCATGCTCAAACAGATAGTTAACCGACGAGTTACTGTCAATACAGGTAGCAGCCATCGGTTTGTTACGAACTGATGCTCCAGCCCAAGCGCCTCTTTCTAGTGTGCCGACAGCCCAGAGGTTATCTGCGTAGTTATACGAAACGTAATTCGTTATTTCTGTGTTACCAGAGCCTACTGGATAGAACCAGATAACCTCAGAGAAGGCGTTATTTTCTGCGGCGAAAATCTTGAAGGCTTGATCTTGGTTTATGTTTGAAAAGACATGCTCTTTTACCGAGCACGGCAAAGGCTGCACCGAGCCGTTGTAAACATAAAACCCACCCTTATCCATGAAGAACACAGACCCCCTAGCATTGACCGCTGCTTTCGGAGATATCATGGATATATCGGTGCTTAGTGTAGAAAACTGAAAAGTAAATGGCGCACCGACGAACCTCATAGAGTGCAAACTTGCATCAGTCCAGATGAGTATTTCTTCTCGCGCCTGAACCGCGCCGATGATCTGTGAGCCAGAATTTATTCTTACGCCACCCGCCGTGTTAGTCGCAGTCGGCGTCCAATCTGCTGCGTTCTGTTGATCAGAAAATCTAACAAACAAAGGATCTATATTGTCTGAGCCTATTGGATTAGACCCAAACGCGATTACATGCTGATCTACATCAGAAACCATAATCTGCAAAGCGACTGTAGGAACATTGGATGCCCCAGCTAAAGCTGTCGCATTTATCGCTCTTGCCCCAGTACCAGAGGACTCGTCCCAGTAAAAGATACCGCCGCCTCGGATATTGAATATCAGGTCTTCACCGAAGTTGTCTTGGCTAATCAACCTAAGCTGACCAGAAGCAGAAACGCTGCTCGCGCTTCCCCATGTCCCAAAGCCCCACGACCCAGCGCCCCATCCAGTTCCTTGAACAAATGCGTTCAGGCCAGTGTTAATCTGGTAAGCACCTACCACTGAGCTACCACCGTTGCCAGTGTCGCTAGAATTGGCTGTAACCTCTGCACCGCTTGTATCTTTAGCCGTAATAGTAAACGTGTTTGTAGTCGGCACCGACGCGATCTGATATTCCTGATTGAGCACGGAAGCAATAACATTGCCCCCCAACGAGGCGGCCCCACTGAAAGTTACGAAATCGTTTACGACTGCACCGTGGGCGGTATCTGTCACAGTGATGGTGGATGATCCATCAGTAGCAGCAAACGTCACATCACCCGCAGATGTGGTGCTCCTTAGAGGGGTTACATCGTTAAGGCTGTTGCCCTCAATCACATAAAATTTCAGGTTGGTGCCAAGACCGATATACTTGATCGACTCCAAGGATGACCAGTTGTGGATAGATCTAGCAATCCCTTGGAAAGCAGACTGTATTAGTTTCTGCCAACCACCTATCTTTTCAACTCTACCTTGTCGGAACCTAATCTTGTCGGAATCGAACCAGCCTGAGTCTGCCGTGTATTCGGTGCCCTCTTTATTTACTCCAGGAGCAAACTGTATTTTTGCCAGAGGCATTAGCCCAAAAACCCGCCTATGCCAGACCGAGTCAATCCGCCGTTATTGAACCCCGCGTATCCAAAATTCTGGGGTAGCTGTCGCATCATACTGCTGGGCACGCCATAATTTGGAGAGGAACCCATTCCCATATACATTGTTGGGCTGCCAAGATTTTGAGGCAGAGGCTGCATCATCCCCCCTCCCATACCACCTTTGCTGCCCCTTGAGGGCATGGGGGCAAAGTTTCCCGGAGCCATAGGGCTAGGCATAAAAGAGGTGCGATAATTTTGCTGTGGTTGCGAATACATAAACTGCGGGGAAGCAGGCCGGCCCTGCCGCTGAACCATAAAATTCTGGGGATTAGACGGGCCTTGGTTCTGAAAATAAGCCTCACTCTGCGCTTTTTGCATATCTGCAGGACTAGGCTGTCTTTGCCCATACCCCTCCAAAGCCGGTCGCCTTGCGGGTTGGATAAAGTTGCTAAATTGTGGTGGTACGTTAGGACTTCCTCGAAAAGGTACGGATCGACCTCCGCCTACTCCTGCGCCTTTACTCATAAATATTCTCCTGACCTAATCATTTCAGTAACTCGAATAGCTCTTGTCCCAACTTGTTGCGCCCACTTGCTATCCATGAACTCATCCGCTGCCACATCAAACTGCTCTCTACTCATGGCAGTCAAAGCATTAACAAACCCGCGCAGTTTGGTAAGACCAAGGTTAAAACAAATATCGACCATCGCATCGCGCCTAGCCTCATTTAGTCCACCGAACCAAAAATATGTTTCTTGAAGTTCCTCTCGCACTCGCTTGATATCGTTTTCAAGAAGATAATCTATCTCGTCATCAGACAATCCAAGGCCAGACTCTGAGATATTTCTGCCAACGCCTATGGTTTCGTAGCCAGCACTACACAGGTAAACCTTTGACTTCACACCCTCATGGCGCTTGATCATTTCGACAAGCTTACTCATTACTTTTCCCGTGCTACTTGGTTGACCTTCTCGTAGGAGCGCATAGCGCCTAAACCCAAAAGCCCCATCATAACGGGCACCAGCAAGGTTGTATCCACTGGATCAACCTCCAGCCAGATGCCCAAAATATTTACTATGATAGTGTTGTAAAGCAAGCCGAGCGCACAGATCCAACCGATGGCAGGTCGCCACCCGGCAACAAATAAAGATTTATGTGCCGCCTCCATCTTATTAATTTCAAGCTGACCCTTCAGAGCTTCTTGAGCATGACGTTCAGACATGGTGGCAATCTCATGTGCCAAAGCATTTTTCTGATCTTTATCCTCAATGAACTTATCCAGCAACCCAGTGACTGGGCCAATTAGCTGTCCGACTAAACTCATCTACCATTTCCTCTGTTTGACCATGCCTGCGCTCCAAAGAACGCTGCCAATATACCCGCAACTGAAACAAAGTAGACTGAGGCCATGTCACCAAGAATACTTGCTGCCTGAACTAGACCAGCCCAACTGCTTACCACCACTAACGATGGGTACAAGAGCATTCCCCACAAAGCAAACCAACTCATACTGCGCTGAGCCTGCGCCCTTTCATTGCTGATTTTTAGCTCTTGTAGCTCCTTGCTAGTCTCTAGCTCATCATCAGTGACAACGCCGTCACCATCGGTGTCGTACTGATCATAGTCTGATCCAGGTTCTAATTTCTTCGCTGCCATCTCAGTCATAAAATTGTGTGTTTTGCGGCACCTTAACAGGGATGCAGTAGGCTGTAATATTCTCTTGGGTGTTGATACGCCTGCCCTCTATGGGCTTGATTGTCCCGTGTTCTAGCCAGTATGCGAACTGATTGCACCTGTGAATGTTGCGGAAGTGAAATCTACCTGCGACTTGCTCGCCCTCGACCATCATGACAAGCAGAAACGCCATAATCATCCGAAGGCTTTGAGAATCAGGACAAAGATCAAGACTGCAATGCCGCCTCCGATGATAAGAGTCGTGCCGCCGACAAGCAGTTGTTGAATTAGGATTTGCTTTTCGCGCTTACGTTTTGCCATTAGCCTCGCGTGTGCCCTCCTGTCTTGTTCCTGCTGCCTAATTGCTTGGTCGTAGTCCTCTAGCAGTTTGGGGTCTGCAACCAGGAGCAAATCCCTCAGATCTTTTTGATATCTTTCCTGGTTCCTACGAAGCATCTGTAGCTTGAGGATGTCATTCTTTGAGAGCGCATTGAACGTCGAGCTTTTACGTTGTACCTCGAAGTTGTTAAGAGCTTCTCCGAAATCAGACACAAGAGCCATCGCTTGTTGCACGTTGGCTTTGCCTTCATTGACATTTTGGATCACCGAATTGATCTGCTGGAGAAGCATCCCAGCGGCTGCAACAGACTCGATAATCATGGGTTATACGCTTATATTTACTCGTTGTGTCGATGCTAATTGCTGCGCCTCGACCCTGTTACCCTCTTTGGTGTACATAGTCGGTATGATTGTCTCTACCGCTTCGCGCACAGTCTCGCCTTCAGCGCCGGTTCTCAAACGCTCCTGCTTTTGCACAGCAACTTGCTTCCAACTGATCTGCGCTGTTTCATTAATGTTTATTTCCATCTTGTGATCCCTCTACAGGAAAACAATTTATGTTGGCGGCTACTGTCCTTCGCTCGCCTTCCCCCTGAAACGGATACACCATGTGCTGCATCCAGCTCGGAAACATATATAGCCTGCCCACCTGCGGCCTCACTACGACGTTCTGCGTGGGCTTGAGCCGTTCTCTGTCCCATGTGCTTGACTGTCCATAATTGAAACAGAGACAGCCATCGCTTTCACCAGAGGCATTATACAATCCGTACTCTTGCGATCCCGGCCTCGGCCCCTGCACTATCTGGGGCGGCACCTTTGTCCATGTCGTGCAGCTAATACCCATGATTGTTTTAGTGCCATGATCATGGATCGGGTTATAGTCACCTTCATAGCTATGCACTGACCATAGCTCATCCATTTCGACGTTACGATTACCGTCCAGCACCTGACCGGATTGGGCCATGAACTGATTGATGTATGTCACGCCCATCTCGCACAAGAACCTAGAAAACGGTGCCAGCCTCGGATCTTCGTGATCCATAACAAGCTGTTCCCCTGCCTTGATCTGACCAACCAACGTATGCGCTGCGCTGACCTTATCATCTTGCGTAACTAGCTCATCAAGGTAATCGTTACAGGATTCAACAAACTCTGTCGGGATGTCCAGCTCCATCAGGAATACTGACGGAAGCGGGTGCATCATGTACTCGATCTCAGCCATTCAGAGCTTCGACAGCAGCTTCTTCCTCGCCTTCTTCTGGCTCTTCTTCAGGTTCAACCAACTGAGCATCAGCTTGCACTTTTATTTTCATCATTAAAGGCCATGTCCCGCTTTTACTAGGCATATCGCCAAGAATCGCTAGGATTGCGTTGATCTCGTTTTCCTCTAGGTTGATTTGCACGGTCTATTTTTCCTTATGGCTTGTATGCTTTTGCGGCTGCTACGGCAGAGTCGATGGCGGTAAAGTCTTCTGACCCCCAGTCACCGAGCGCCTTGCCGTATTCTAGATAACCCGCACTGCGCAGTACACGCTCCTGCTTTTCAGCATTCGTCATGTCGTTGCAAAACTCGTTGTTTGCATCCAGCACGCTGGTGATGACATTCGCGCCATCTAACATGGCTTGATACATCTTGGCTTTGTCTTCGTCGGTTCTAGTTTCCTCAGACATTTCAGTCCTCCTTATGATTCTAGTGCGCTAACTTTTGCTTCAAGGGTTTCAATACGAGTCATTGCCTCTTGCAAGGCTTTGACAGCTTTCATATACAAAACGCTGTATTTAACGCTTTTGGTTTCTGTCTCTAATGTGTTCCCTTCCGTATCTTGGTCAGGACTGGTTGAGACTAAGCCGGACATGCCAGCAGACTCGACTTCTTGAGCGACTACACCAAGCATATTCGGCGCGTCTAAATTGTCCTCTTTGAAACTGAACTTACGAACTCTTAACGCTTTTAGGTCTTCCCATTGCGAGCCTGCGTCTTCAATGTTTTCTTTCAGTTTTTGATCCGAAATGCCTGCGTAGCTGTTGTTTGTGTTTTGAACATTCCCGTTTGTTTGAACGAGAAACCTCACCGTCGCTGAACTTCCAACGGTATCCGTGGAACCAGAAAAAGCTCGTATTAAGTTGTAAGTCGTGCCAGAGGCTGTAGCACTTAATATGTGTAAACTGTTGTGATTAGCGGTTCTACTGTAAATAGTTGAAGTGCTATTGGCGTTTGTGAAAAACGGAATATTTCCGTCTCCATCCGACAAAACGACGTGATTGCTTGAGGCACGAATATCTAAGCCATGTTCATTTCCGTCATATCGGCCTAGAATAGTGTTTTTTTCGCCACTAGTGATATAACGTCCAGCTTGGAAGCCGATGTAGGTACTGTTATCGTTTCCAGAACCAGTCGAAGAGGTTCCTGCAAGCGAACCTACGCATGTGTTGCCTACGCCAGAGCTAATTGACACGGCTGCGTTGTATCCGACCGCCGTATTGTAAGAAAGAGTGGCAGCCCCAGTGTTAGCATTGAGCAGGGCTTGAGCTCCAACAGCAGTGTTCGCGCCGTCAGTCACTGCTGACGAAAGCGCCCCATACCCTACGGCGACGTTAACATCCGCATCCGTTAAGGAATCACCCGCAAGCCCTCCAATAAGGGTATTCTGAGTTCCCGTGGTGACTGAGACACCTGCATTGAAGCCAACGGCTGTGTTGTAGGCATCCGTAGCCGTAGTAAAGTTTTGTGCAGTAAGTGCTGATCTACCGATAGCTGTTGATCGGCTACCTAAAGTATCTGCGCTAAGAGCCGCAATGCCTACAGCAGTGTTGAAATCAGCATCAGTCAAAGCATCGCCTGCTCCAGAGCCGATGAGCGTATTTTGAAGACCCGTAGTGATGTTTTTACCCGCGCTATGTCCAACAGCCGTGTTGTTAGAAGTTGTAGCCGTAGTAAAGTTTTGATCCTGTAAGGCTAAATGACCTATCGCAGTGGAAGAAGTGCCTAATGTATCTGCGCTCAAAGCACCGTAGCCCAGCACAGTATTTTGGCTAGAATCGGTCAGCGCGTCACCAGCTAGCCCACCCACAATGGTGTTGTTGGTTCCCGTACTGATAAGCGCACCTGCGTTATATCCCACCGCTACGTTGTAATTATCAGTCGCTGTAGTGAAGTTTTGAGTTGCTAAAGCAGATAATCCGATTGCAACAGCCCTGCTTCCTTTTGTATCCGAGGTCAAAGCAGATTTGCCGTAAACAGTGTTTCTTTCACCCACCGTGAGAGCATCAGCGGCAAGACCGCCAGTAATCGTGTTGAAGGTTCCCGTAGTTACGCTCTGACCTGCACCAAATCCAACTGCTACATTATAAACATCCGTTGCAGTGGTGAGGTTTTGTTGATTTAAGGCAGCACGACCTATAGCCGTTGATTTACTACCTAACGTATCGCTTGATAAAGCCTCCTGACCCACAACCGTATTTTCATCAGCGTCAGTGAGAGCGTCTCCAGCGAGACCACCAATGATCGTGTTCCTAAGTCCCGTGGTAACTGCCGCTCCTGCTTGCATACCAACGGCTGTATTGTAAGAAGTGGTCGAAGTTGTAAAGTTTTGATTTTGTAACGCGCTTTTGCCAATAGCGACATTTTGAGCGCCTAGAGTATCTGTCGTTAATGCCTCAACGCCCATTGCCACGTTATTATAGCCGGTGGTTAGAGCGTCACCTGCAAGACCACCGACTAGGGTGTTCTGGGTTCCCGTGGTGATTTGGACACCTGCTTGATAACCGACGGCTACGTTGTAAGCATTTGTTGCCGTGGTAAAGTTTTGAAAAAGTAGGCATCCATCACCAACAGCTACTGACCTACTCCCTAACGTATCTGACCCTAACGCCTGTGAGCCGACTGCAATGTTGTTCGCCCCTTCTGTGAGAGCATCAGCCGCAAGACCACCAACAATTACGTTGTTAGTTCCTGTTGTGATAGCACTTCCTGCCGCATGTCCTACCGCCACATTCAACGAATTCGTAGCAGTGGTCATATTTTGTGTGCCAAGGGCCGTGTAGCCTACAGCAACGCTCATGGAGCCTAGAGTGTCTGACGTAAGAGCGCCGTAACCCACCGCTACGTTGAAGTCGGCATCTGTTAGAGCATCACCTGCAAGAGAGCCGACAAAGACGTTCTGGGTGCCCGTGGTCAGCGAACCACCAGAAGCGTATCCCACCGCCGTATTGTGGTCAGCGGCAGCTAAAGCATCGCCTGATAAGCCGCCAATAAAAGTATTGAACTGTCCCGACGTAATGCTTTTGCCTGCATCAGAGCCTACCGCTACATTGTAAAAATCCGACGCTGTAGCGAAGGTTTGATCTTTGAGCGCGTTGACGCCAATGGCTACAGAGTGTGAACCCATCACATTCGTAGTGAGGGCGTTGTAGCCCAAGGCGACATTGTTGCTCGCGGCAGTGGTAGCGTCACCTGCTAGGCCACCTAAAAACGTGTTTTGAACTCCCGTTGTGACTGCTGTTCCTGCATTGAAACCAACGGCCACGTTATAAGCGTCGGTGGCAGTAGTAAAATTTTGTGCTTCAAGTGCGGAACGTCCAATAGCTACGCTTCTTGACCCTAATGTGTCTGTTTTTAAAGCATTTCTGCCAACAGCTACATTAAAATCTGCATGGGTGAGTGCTTCACCAGCACGTGAACCTATAAGCGTATTTTGTACTCCCTCTGTGACTGATAAACCAGCTTGATACCCAACCGCCGTATTAAAAGCATCTGCACCAGCATTCAGGGTTTTGAGAGCTTGATACCCAACAGCCACGTTGTCACCATGACCATCCTCAGTGCTTAACGCCTCAAAGCCTATGGCTACGTTGTTATCGCCCGTAGTCAAAGCCGTACCCGCTTCATCGCCCACTAAGACGTTGTAATTACCGCCAGAGGTAATGCTATCGCCAGTATTTACTCCTATGCGTGTGTTAGATGTTCCTGCGGTGCTTGTAGATATGCTCGGCACAGATAAATCAGTAAACGCATCGACCATCGCACCGCCGGAGCCAGCGCCATCAGAGTAAATGGCTTTTACTTGACCATTAGCAATTGTGACCGTAGCGCCAGAGCCTTGCTTGATGATGATGTTATACGGGCCAGATGAACCTGAATCTGTCGTTGCATTTTCTATGAACCACAACTTAGAAACAGTATTCGGCCCTATAGTGACGGTGCAATCGCTATCAAGAGCGCCAGTGTATTTAAGAAACATGC